CAGACAATCCCATTGACGTTGGCATGCTGAATGTCAGCGTGGCAACGTCAATGGGATTGTCTGTGCCAATAGGGATGGTACGACTGGTCCACGTGGTACGGTCCAGGTACATCACACTCAAACTGGTCCAGTCAATGTAGTTGTCTGTGCTTTGAATTTCCAAACTGGGGTTGAACAGTGTGAGCACCTGCTCCAGCAACTGCAACTTTTGATTGGTGTTCGATGTCCAAATGTCCAAGTTGATGGTGAGTTTGAATGGCACAGGCATGAGTCGTTCCACTGTGAATGCATTGCCCTGTGTGGTTTCATAAGTTTCTGTTGAAGGATCGTAAGTTCGTTGACGCACATTGATTTTACTCACATAGTAAGGATCTTGCATGCGGCTTTGTTCATAGTCCAGGCCAGTGATGTAAAAAGTCATCAGCGGGGTTGACGGCAAACTGTTGCGACTGTTTTCCTGTATGATGGTTTGTGCGTTGCGACTGGCGTCACCGTATCGAACAGGCACACGAATCAGTGCGGCAGCATTGACTCCGTCATTTTCATTGGCGTACTCAATCTGGAATCCAGAAAAGATTCTAGTAAATTGCAGTAAAAATCTGCGTATCTGTTCGTCATAAAAGAAGGCTTGAATTTGGGTTCTCCCGGTTAGGTGCCAGGTGGCAAGAATCCACCTTGGTCGCCGTTGTCAGCACGTGGTCTAAGTATTTCACTGAGACTTTGTCGACTTGGAATGTTGCCCAGGTCTTTGGTGCTGACAGTAGCAGTGTTATTTACAAAACTGCTGCGTAGAGTCTTATTAACTGGACCGTTGTTGAGGTTGGTACGTACATTGTCCTCAATGCGTACCCAACGAGCACCATCGTAACGGAACAGTCTATTGGGTTTGTAATCTAATCTCAAAGCATAGGCTCCTGCCACAGGGTTAGGCGGGAAGTTTACTCCAGAAGTAACTGGTAGTCCATTGGGTGCAACGCCATCTCCAGTGAGATATCCTTGAGTATATCCCTCGCCAGTGGGAGTTACGCTCATGCCGCCTTGTGTGCCATCCACGGTGAGACTTTCGTCAGCAGTCAAACTGGTAGGATTAGCAGGCTTGCCATCAATGGTGGTAGGCTCAATGTAGAATGTGGTGTTGTCGTAGCCTGACAACGGTACTTCTGCGTCAGCCTGTGCCAAGATAGCGTCGTTGATTTCGTAGTCTTTGGTGCGTGTGCCTTGTACATCACTGATAGTGCTGGGGGTGTATTCTTGCCAGAAGTTGGTATTGGTAATGGCTGTGTCAGCAGGTACATTAGCCTGTGCTTGATAGTAAGTATCACCATAGTTAACAACAGTACCTGTGGGATAGAAGTTGCCTGGATCCCAGATGTTCTCCGCCACAAACGGCTTGTTGGTGATCTGGTTGAACTCTTGTTGATCCTTCATTGGTGTGCATTTCACACGCCACAAGTGAGGCAACCATGTGACTGAGAATCCTTCGCTGGCATAATCAGCATCTTGAATAACATAGTATCTAGGCAGTGCTCTAGGTATGTTTTGATTCAGCGGATGATAGTCTTTTAAGTTGGGAATCTCAATCACATCACCGTTCATGAGTTTGCGACCAAATGTGTCAATCATGTCGTTGTAGTGAAACGTCATGAATATGGTATCGTTGTTCAAGAACAGGCCAAACTGTGTCAAATCAAAGTCCACGTCTTGTGTGTTGTACACGCCGCGCATGACATATACATCTGTGTCGTAAATTCTATCACGATTTTCCAGCAACAGCAAGTCTTGAATGTTCAGCACATCCACTGCTTCATACGTAGGCTGTGTGGCATCAAAGTTGCCACTTAATGCCGAGTCATTGCCACCGGCTTGTGGTCCCATGTATTTGTGAACATAAATGTCCAAACCGCCCACAGTGTACATTTCACTGATAGTGCGGTCCAAAAATTGATAGTCTCTGGTGCGATTGGGGCGGTATAGGGATAAGCGTGGCATGGTATATTTATAGTACTTTGGGTTTACCTTTCGGCGGGTTGACCAATAATTGCCCAAATGCTATAATATGGACTTAACAACAAAGGAGCCAAAGATGAGTGATTTAGTTACCGATTTGCACAGTGAGATGATAAACAGTGTAGCACCAAACTACAGTATCAATTATGAAGCAGAGGCTCTTGCCAGTTTTGAAGCCACCGGCGATGACTTGATGGAAGCACTTGAGACTCGTGCTACGGACTTTATTGCAGAGACTACCGGGGCAGATGTGCGTGAGGACTTGGGTGGGCTCACAGTGTTTTTCCGTGGTAATACTTTGGTTGCATTTTATGATTACGAGCAATTTAAAGGGCATGTGTTCTAAAACCCTGAGCCCGAAAGGGCTTTGGGTTGACCAACAATGACCATTCTGCTATAATTACATATAATTTAAGGAGCCCCAATGAACGCAACACGAGCCGCTGTCAAGCCACTGAACCCTCGCAGTCCCGATACCAAATACACAGGACTGGAACCCACATGGCGTGTGCAACCCACAGATGATCGCACCAGCCAACTCAGTGCTGCCTTTTCATGGTACAATTACTTTTACGGCAAAAAAGACGCACGTGAAATGCTGGTGGCTTACTTGGAGCACAACGGACGCAAAGCAGATGTCCGTGCATTGAAAGGTGTGCCTGATTCAGCAGTTCGGCTGACCACTGCATGGCTGTGCCGCATGAGCATGGTGGGACTGGATCTTACAGACACTGAGACAGTTCGGTTGGAAGGCTATATTCAAGAAATATTAACTGCACGTGAACCCGAAGTGGTGGTTGTTGAGGCAGTGCCTGTGGCAGCCAAGCCCAATATTCAAGACCGGTTGCGTGAAAAGGTGTCAGAATGTGCTGGTGAACTGGACGGCATGTTTGATGAGTTTGTGGTTGCAGGCGCCAAGATGAGTGCAGACTACAAGCCTATCATGGTTATCCGCGGACTGAATGTAGCACCTCAAATGATTTCAGACATTGCCAACTTGTGGAAGCACAAACTTGCAGAGTTTGAAACTGCAATCGAAGGCAAAGATGCACAGGTTGTAGAAGGCTACAGCAATTTCTCAAAGATTCAAATGCGCAACATTGTGAAGTTTTGCGAAGCAGTGATCAATGACTGCGGTGCGTATGTGCAGATCAAGAAAGTGGAACGCAAACCACGCAAGGTCAAGTCAGTGCCGCCAGAGAAACGTGCCGCAAAGTTCAAAGTGTTAATGGAATTTGCCGAACTCAAACTCAAAGGCCTGCCAGCCGCAAGTCTTGTGGACAAAGCAGAAGCCTGGTTGTACGATACCAAGAAGCGCAAGTTGATTCATCTTGTGGCTGACAGTCACACACAGGCATTCACTGTGAAAAGCAACAGCATCATTGGTTTCAGCACCATTGAGACCATGCAGAAAACTGTGCGCAAGCCAGCAGATGTTGTGAAAGCAGTACAAGCCGCAGGCAAGCCAGCCGCACGTAAGATCTACAAAGACCTGACCACAACTGAGACTCCATTCAACGGGCGTGGTACAGAGAACTTGGTGGTGCTCAAAGCCTGGTAAGTAGTGCATGCATGTGATCCCCAACAAAGTAGACCTATACATTACCAATGTATGCAATTTAACCTGCCAGCACTGCAATAGATTTAACAATTTCAACTTTAAAGGCTGGCAACGTTGGGGCGACTATGAAGATCAATACCAGCAGTGGGGCAAGTTAGTTGATCTCACAGCAGTCACTATCATGGGTGGGGAACCTTTTTTGAACCCCACCCTGATAGACTGGGTGCAAGGCATCAATCGCATATTTGGAATTGAAGTTCAAATACTCACAAACGGCACTAGATTTAGACACAATCCTGATCTTTACGATGCTTTGTTTTTTAAACATCAGACTCGTCCGCACAATCACATTGGTGTGAGTTTGCACAACCCTGATCAGTTTGAAAAATTAAAAGAAGATATACTATGGTTCCTCAAAGGACCAGTACAAATATATCCAAAAGGACATT